CGATCTCCTCGACAGCGAACTGGCGCGACTCGAGCATCTGCGCCTCGTTCGGCTCGACGCTCGTCTTCGTGAACTTCGCCCCGCCGAACAGGACACCAGGCCGGTGCGACCGGCGCACACTCTTGTGCTGCAACTCGAAGGAGTCGGCGAGGTCCTTCGCCTGCTCGCGCGTCAGCGCGCCAGGGTATTCGATGATGCCGCCGACCTGCGAGCCCTGACCGAAGAACAGTTGCGCGAACGTGTCGAGCGCCTTCGACAGGCCGAGCGTCTCCTTCACCATGTCGATCCGGGACCGGCCGCGCAGCTCGCCCGGCAGGCGCAGCTCCGTGATGTGGATCATGTCCTCGGACGCGATGACGTCGCGATTGTCATAGACGAACTCGGGCCGGCGCGTCACGCGGTTCAGGCGAACCTCGACGTTGCGAGGATTCAGCACGATCAGGCCGGCGATGCCCTGATCGTCGCGCAGGATCCGCGTAAACGAGTTCCCGTTCAGGAGCAGGCTGACGAGTACCTGCTGGAAATGCTCCGTGCGGGAGACGCCGATCTCGGGAGTGTCGAGCCATTCGGGGCGCGGACGGAACGGCGTGCGCGTACCGTCGCGGCGAATGTACGTGTCGACCGGCAGCGTTGAGATGCTGTCCGCGATCAGGCGGACGCAGGCGTAGACGGTGCCGAGCTTCAGCGCCTCGTCCTGATTCATCGTCACGCCCGACGCGGTCGTGACCATCAGGTCGCCGCCGGAGCCGAAGATCGTCTGGAAACTCAGCGCGCGCTCCTCGCCGGAGTCGACGCTCGGATTGAAGATTCTACTGAGCACGCGACCTCTCGACGGCAATGGCGAACACTAGGAGGAAGATGCCCGCCGCGATGATGCCAGCGGGCGGAAAGATCAGTCCCGCCCCCACGCTGACAGCCGCCGCGCCGAGGATTTCCATTGCCAATATCATAGCCGCCGATTTCATACGCTAAAGAACCCCGGCGCGATCATCGTCTCCGACTGCACGACTCCACCATACACAGCCATCACCCCGGCGACGAGCGCATCGATCCGCTGCCGCTGACGGATCTTCGACACCTTCCAACCGCGGTCCGTCATCACGGCGGCGGCCGATAGGCAGTGAGCTGTCAGTCCGTCAGGATCGTCGCCAGCGTGGACGATCTTGCCCTCGCCGAGCATTGAATAGAACGCCTGATAGGCGTCCGCCATCGTCGCCGAGTTCTGCGGCATCGTCACGACCGGGATACCTTCCGCGTCGAGGACCTGCGCGGACCGCTCGAAGAAGCGCGGATCGTAGAACACGCCGGCGAGGTGATAGTCATCATTCACGCGGCGGACGTAATCTTCGATCTCCGTTAGGTCAACATTCTGTCCAGGGCGCGGCGTCCAGATCTGCGCGCGAATCATCACGCGCCCATCCTCAAGCTCGTGCGCCATCACGACGGCCGTCGAGTCGTGAACGATGCCGACGTCGACGCCGAGCGTCACACGGCCGCCGATCGGAATCTCGGCATCGCGATCGATCGCGGCATTCCACCACTCAGCCGGGATCCACGCTTGCGACCCTGCGACCCAGACGCAGCCGTGGAACTGCAAGACCTCCTCGGCCGTGAGTTCGGGGTTACTTGCCTGCCGGGCCAGATATTCCTCCGTGATCCACGACGCCGGGTTCGCGAGTTTCATCGCGGCCGTGTCCGTCGGATCCTTCGTCGGCGCGGCATAGTTATAGATCAGCGTTCGCGCGTCATGGTTGCGGCTGATCGTCAGGCCGTCGTGCTTCTCGAGTTCGCCGACGGCCTCGTTGCGGTCCAGCAGTCGGCCGAGGATCGACGATTCGCGCTCGTTCGCATCGCCAGCTGTCGTGATCGTGAAGACCTGCGTATTGACGCGGGCACCGCCGGCCGTCGTCAACGCCGCCCACGCCTTCCGCTGGCTCGGCTTCGTCCAAGCATGAAGCTCATCAGCCACAACAAGTGAGGGGCTGTATCCATGGAGGTTGTCGGCGCTCGAAGCCATGCGGAGAATCTTCCCGCCGCCATCCGAGCGGCTGATCTCGCCGACGTACTCGCGAAGCGCAACACCGTCCGAGAGCAGCGGCGAGCGGCGGATGAACTGCACGCACGTATCGAACAGGCGGCCGGCCTGCTTGTCGGACGCGGCGGCAAGGAGGATCTCCGGCTGCGTCTCATCATTGAAGAGGCGATAGAGCGCGTACGCGGCCAGCATCGTCGTCTTGCCATTCTTGCGCGGGACGATGATGATCGCCGACCGCCAATGCGGCGCCACTCCGGTACCGTCCGCCGTCGCCAGCGCCTCGCCCATGATCTCCAACTGCCACGGCTCGAGGCGCAGCGGTTCGCCTGCGAACTGATCGATCGACTGCGTCAAGAACTCCTCGCACCACCACGCGAAATGCTCGACACGCGACCCGGTCGCGTACTCCTCCCAGCGGTCCGTCACGTCTCGAGCTTCTTCGTCGACAACTTCACAACCGGCGGCGCCTTGCGATCCGTCGCCGTCGCCGAGCCCGTCGGCCGACCAGGCGGACGCTTCAACGCCTCGGGCTCCAACTTCAACGCTCGGCCAGCGCGAGCCGCATCCTTCTCCGACTCCGCCAGAAGTTTCACGAGCGGATGCGGCACAACGGCACCGTTCGTATGCGTAAAGAGTTTCGGCCGGCCGTAGCTGATCCACTCGGCGCGAACCTCCTCAACAAGGTCGATTGCTCGAGCGAAACGCAGGACCGCGTCGTGGAATCGGCCCGGATCTGGCAGTCCTTCGACGTGCCTGGACGCGAGCACAAACGCGCGCCGACCCTCGGGGCCGAGGTCGTCAGGCGCAGGGCTGTGACTGTCAACGGTCACAGGAACCCCCGTGGCCGTCGCGGTTCCCGTCCCAAAGCATTGGGGCCGGGGTGGCTCGGCGCGTCGCGCCGGAGTCTCGACCCACCCCCCGGACTCGTACGGGGGGCCTCATCGTCCTCGCCTCTCAACGTGGAAGGCAGTCTCGGCACGCCGACCGCGACCATCGCCTCGAGCAGAGTTACAGGAGCGGTGGGCAGGCATCAAAGGCGACGAAGGCTCGCCCGGCACGACATGATCCGCAGTCCACGGATCACCATCACGCGCATGATCGCCACATAGCCAACACGTCGTCGCGGGATCAGCGGCAGCGGCCTCCCGTACCTTCCGGGCTCGCCGAGCATAGTCACCACGATAGTGGGGGCGCGAGGCATTCCGGTACGCCTGCCGCTTTGCCTCGCAAGATTCGCAACGCGAACCATTCGCAGTCAACGCGCGACAGTCAAGGCAGATCTGGCGGACAGGCACCCGGCTACCCCTACCCGGCCGCTTCAAGATGCCGGGGGACATACTGCCGCCGCAACATCTCAACGAAAAGTTCGGCGGCGCCCATCTCGATCGTCTCAGCGATCACGGCGATCACCTTCCGATCATCCGAGATGTCGCGCACATGAACGACGCATCGGCCATGATCGCCGACCTGGAGTCCGACGCGATACCCGTGCGCGTACGCGAGTTGCATGACGCGCTCGAGCTCGGGCATCCGCTCGCAACCGGGACCAGATGGAAGACTCACGGCAGCGTCAGCTCCTTCCGTTTCGCATAGTCGCGCGCCGCTGACTGCGCGGCGACATGATTCGGATAGCCGAGGAGGTTCGCGATCGCGTCCCAGTCATAGCCTCTCCATCGTAGCGCGAAGCATTCCGCGGACTTCGTCGGGTTGCGCTGAGGCCGGTGCGCTTCGGCGAGGCTGGAGTCGACGCGGCGCTGTTGGCATGGCGCGCATTGTTTCTCGCGTGCGGTGCGGTACCTGGATAGGCGAGCGCCACAATCGGTGCATAGGGTCAGTTCAGCCATGCGCGCGAGTTGGAGAGGATGCTCGGTCCTGTCTCTTCGAGCTGGTCGGGTGGAAGGTTCAGGACGGTTTCGGGTTGTGCCTTGACGAGTTCTAGGACTCGCGTTGCGTACTCGACGGAGTGCTCGTCGTGGTCGCCGTCCTCGTTTGTCCGGATCGTGATGAGGGCGGCGAGGCAGAGGTATGCCGTGGAGTAGGCGATCGGGAAGATCTCGGCGGGGCGCTCGTCGTCGGGCATCGTGGTTGCATTGTCGCAGCGGTGTCCGCGCGACTGCGGGTCTTGTCGCGCGTCCCCTCGGGTTGGAGGAAATCGGCAGATTTATCTCCCCCCGTAGGGGGACGATTTGCCGATTTCGGTTTTTGGCTTACCTATGCGCCAAACTCCAAATCGGCAGCCTTTTGCCGATTTCGTCGATTTGACCCGCAAACCCGCATGGTTATGCGGTTCGAAATCGGAAATCGGCGCCGATTTGGATTCTGCCGATTTCCCTGCCGATTTGAACAGATGGGCTAAACGCTACTTTGTGACACGAATGTGATGGTCTTCTGGCCGCGCTTCGGCTCGTGATCGATGACGCCGAGAGCCTTCATGTGCGCCTTCGCGTAGCGCCATGTCCGATCGTTCGAGAGCTCGTCGAACTCGTCATGCAGGTGCGCCAGGGGGATCGTCGGCCACGCTTCGTGCTCGCGCGCGTACGCGATGATCCGCTTCGTCAGGAACTCGAGGTCGCTCGTCGGGCCGCTGCGGACGAGGTCGATGCCGGGCGCCATCTCGATCCGGAACTGCTCGACGGGCTGCTCGGCTCCGATGCGGCACTTCGCGTGGACGAGGTGCCGCTCGGACCATCCTTCAGCGTCCGGATCGTCCTTCTTCGCGGCACGTCGCAGGTGCAGGCGCGACCCGGTGAGGGCTGCCGAGATGTCACTCGAGCCGGAGTAGGCGCCGGCCTTCGTGTCGTGATGGATCGTCAGGATGCAGATGTCGAGGGCTTCGGCGATGCGTGCGAGGTAGCGCAGCATCCTCCCGACTTCGGCCTGCTCTTTCTCGTCGCCGTGCCATAGGGCACGCTGCGAGTCGAGGATGTAGAGGGTCGCGCCCGTCTCGCGCTGGATCCATGCGAATAGTTCGGCCGTTTTCTCACGCTGTCCGAGGATCGCATCGTCGGCGCGGAAGTAGTGGAGCCGATCCACGTTGGAGACGCGATCGTACGCGGTGCGGATGCGGCGATGGATCTCCGATTGCGCGTTCTCCGCATCGATGAATGCGACATCGCAGACGCTCGTCGGCCGGTTGAGAAGTTCCGTCCCGATCGTGCAGTGCGACGCGATCGCCAGGGAGATCATGCTCTTGCCGAGGCCCGCATCTCCGTGCAGGAGGTTCAGCGTGCCGCGTGCGAGATAGTCTCCCCATATCCAATCGATCGCGGGCGGCTCGGTCAGCATCATCTCGCGCACGTCGAGAAGTTGCAGGCTCGCGCCGAGCTCGGGCGCTCCGATGACTTCGATGTTCGCGAGGACCTCTTCGATGGTCTGCTCGACGGCGCCACCGTTGCGCTCGTGATAGATGCGCGCGCTGCGACAGATGTCGATGATCTCTTCTGTCGTCATCACGCCTTCCGCATAGGCCTCGGCCTCTGCCGTGATGGCTGCGACTACTGCTACGTGCGAGAGGCCTGCGCGGACCAGGCGGAGGGCTCGGTTCCAGAGTTCGTCGTTGCGGCGCCCTTCGGGGATCGGCTCGCCGTCGGGCACGCGATCCTTGTCTTCGCGGGTACGTTCGGTGAGCGCCTCGAGGATGTCGAGTGGGAGAGGAGCGACCGGCTTGTCGTTCGCCCACGAGTAGTCGCCGCCCGTGGTCGTGCTGGGCGGGATGATCGCGTACGACTCGCCGGCGCGAACGTCTACGCCGGGCATGATGCTGACGCTGGGGCGCAGCTGGACGCCGTCGGGCGCGAGATAGTAGAGGTGCTTTCCGCGTGGAGTGTTTGCGATGCGCGTGTCGGGGATGCCGAAGCGTTCGGCGAAGGCGCGGATCGCGTCGGCATTGTCTAGGTCGACGATGACGAGGTTCGATGGTCCGGCGATGCAGCCGTAGGCGGTGGCGCGGAGCGCGAAGACGAGTTCGGCGTTCCGATAATCGAAACGGTTGGCGCCGCCGGCGCTCCACGATCCGAGTGCTTTCTTGTCTGGTCCGACGGCGCAGACGGTCCAGCCGTCGCGATTGATGTAGTCGAATGCCGCTCGGGCTTGTGCCGTTGCGGTTGCGTGCTCAGGAGACACTAGTCCTCGATTCTCTGTCTGCGCGTCCAGCGCCCGGCGTTGCCGGTGTCACGATGATACACCCGCTGCGGGCGGGTTCCGGAAACGACGACGACCGCCCCGAAGGACGGCCGTCGCGGGACGCGCAGGAGAGAAAGGCAGTCCCCTGGCTCCCACGATCATAGACGACGCGCCTACTCTGCGTCACCCGTCAACGCGCCTTCGGCGATCTTGACGAGCTGCTCGAACTTGACGTGCCGGTAGGCGCGTGGCGTGTGCTTGTAGCGCGCGATCTGCTCGAGGGCGTCGCGGTAGCGTTGGATCTCGGCGGCTTGCTTTGCGGTCACTC